CGCGCCGGGAGAACAGACACGGCGCGCGGGTGGGAGCCAGTGGGTCAGACGACCTTCAGGCCTTCCTCGTCGGTCAGCAGGACGTAGCCGTCCAGCACCTCGAGGTTGTACTCGTACACGGTGAGTTCGCCGACCTTGTACGAAATGTCCGAGCGCTCGCCAAGCTCCAGGCGCTTGAACACGTATCGACGCTGCTTTCCGGTGGACACATCGAACAGATCGGCAACGCCGACGAGGCCCTCAACCTTACGGCTGGTCGAAACCTCCATGCGGGTGATGGCGGACGTGCCAGCGGTGACCTTCTCGGTCTTCAGCACGCCCAGGTAACGCTTCAGGAGTTCCAGCTTGGACTCCAGGAGCGAGGCCTTGAACGTGGTCGAAGACTCGGACATGTAGGTGCGGACAACGCCGTGGCCCTGATGGCCGCGCACCTTGTCCACGGAATCGGACATGCCCAGACCCATGCCGTCCTCAGACAGCCAGCCCACGTCGATCATGCCCGTAGGCATGGGCGTGTTCAGGTTGGTGATCGTGGACAGGTCGGTATTCGCCGGACCCAGGTACAACGTGTCCTTCTCGGACCCCGCCATGAACGCGAGATCAGCATTAGTCTTGCTCATGCTGCAACTCCTAACTTCGCAGTGACTTGGTACGTCGCCGTGTAGCGACGCAGATCCGTGTCAGGATCGGGCAGTTCCGCCGGAGCGGGCGACTGCACGACGGCCACGGGGCCGTCCGCACTCGGGAGAGCGTGGACAGCATCCCCCACGCGGCGGGCAAGCTCGCCCGCCCACCACGAGGTGGGCGCGTAGGAGTCGATGGTTATCTGAGCGGTGTAGAGGACGCGATCATGCTGACCGGGGCCTCCCGTCGCCAGAACGAGGACGTAGGGATGCGGGTCCTCCTCGGTGGAGGGGCGCACGCCGCCCACCGTGGTGCCCGCCAGCTCGCCCTCGAGGCCCTGGACAGTGCCAGGGCGGTTCAGGTAGTCGATCACCAGCTTCTGGAGATCGGGGAGTGGGTGGCTCATTGTTAGCCCCTTCCTACGGCGCGCTCCAGCACGTGGTCGCGCGCCTGTCGCTTGCGGGCCTTGTACGTCTCGGGGAGGACGTAGGCGCGGGCGCGGTCCTTACCGACCCGCACGCCAGACGTGAAGCCCTCCCCCGCACGGGAGGCGACCGCCGCCGCCTTCCGGGCGAGCAGCGCCTGCACCTCCGACCCTTTCAGAATGGCCTCCGCCGTCCGCTTGTTCGGCTTGAACCTAACGCTCACGGGGTGCCTCCTTCCGCAGCCTCAGATATACCCCCAGGGGGTACCCTACCAGGGAGCCGACCGGCTCCCACACGCCACCACGCAAACGCACCCGGTCACCAGGCAGGACAGCAGCCGGAGCCGCCTCCCGAGAGTCCCAGTAGACGGTCACGTCCTCGCGGGTGCCGTAGTCCTCGCCCGTGCCCTCGCGGTTCTCCGACTCCGTGGTGGCGACCAGGACCGGGGCAAGCTCGATCTCCTGAACGTCATGCGTCCGGAAGGCCACCCCCAGGGGGTCGCGCTTCGGCTCCGCACGACGCAGGAGCACCGCCTGCTCCTTCCATGCCTCCATGACGCTCACGAGCGACCCCCAAACAGGGTGTCCGCCGACCCGAAAAACGAGGCCGTAGCGCCGTTAATGTCGTCGCGGTCCTGCCTCGTGAGGAACATATCCCCGCTCGGCGTTGACCACGACGTGGACATGGTGAACGGCCCCGTCGTCTGGGTGACCTGGGAGGCATCCCCGGCCACGCCCGCCGGACGCTGACGCAGAGCGCGAGCAACGACGCGGCACACGACCGCCACCCGCACCGACTCCGGCGCACTCTCCCAGCCCGCGCAGCGATGCCGGATGAGGTCGCTCGCATCCTCCAGGAGGACCTGAGCGCGCGCCGGAGCTGCGTCCACCACCCGAAGGTCCTCGGGAGACAGACGGTCGCGCAGATCGTCAAGCGTGGCGAAGGCGAGGGCGGTCACGTCAGACCAGCTCCTCGTCGTCATTGTAGGACTTCTTGCCCTGCTTCTTCGGCTTCTCGTCCTCGGTAGGCGCGGCCTCGGGAACGATCAGCCCCAGGTCGCCAGCGCGAGCCGCCAGCTCGAGAACCTCGCCCGCCAGCGTCTCGTCGGTAACCGTGGCCGACCCGTCGACAAACTGGACCGCACCCGAAGGCAGGGCCAGAAGCAGCTCAGGGTAGATGGATGAGTAGATGTTCACGGTGTTCTCCTCGATGGTGGACCGGCGGCGGGGCCGATGCTCAAGGCCCCGCCGCCGGAGACGATCACGACAGCTTCAGCTTGCCGTGGTGCATCTCGGAGCCGTAGGACAGGCCAATCTCGCCGTAGAGCTGGACGCGATCATACGCGCCCGTCTTGGCGAGAGGCTCCGCGAAGAAATGGCCCTTACCCGGAATCTCCAGGAAGACCGGGGCGCACTCATCGAGGGAGGCGACCACCAGCGTATCGGCGGGCATGTTTCGGTCGAGCATGATGTTGCACGCACCGAAATCAGTTTCGATGGTCTGGACGTTCACGCCGCCGACCGTGCGGGACGACTCGCGGTAGGAGTTGTCCTTAATGAAGACCTTGGACAGCGCTCGCTTGAGCTTGCCGCCCGTGATGATCGTTCGGGTCTCACCCTGCTGGATGCCGCCCTTCTCCCAGACCTTCTGCATGAGGTCCAGAACCAGGTCCTCAGTCAGAGCGCCGGTGCCCGCCACGACGTTGGTCGTGATGGCCTCGAGGAGGCCACGGGTCTTGCGCGGGGTCGTGTTGTCGGTGGGGTCCTGGTAGGTGCCCACCAGGAACGACTTGTTCACGTCGCGCGCGATCTGCTTCAGGCACTGGTCGATCTGCCACAGCATCTCGTCCTCGGGCAGGGTCACGTCGCCGATGGTGACCGTCTTCTCACCGCCCGTGGAGCGCTGGCGGGTGACCGACTGGCGAGTGTAGGACAGCTCGATGGCCTCCTGGTGAATCTCCAGGACGTTGCGGTTGGTGGAGCGCACGCGCTCCTCCGCCGTGGGGGCCTCCTGGCCTTCCTTGCGCTGGCGGTTCTCGTCAGCGTCGCGCAGATCGTAGGTCTGCCACTCGTAGAGGGTGGCACCGGCAGAAACGCCGCCGGTCAGGCCGCCGATAGCGGACAGGAACGGGGTGTCCTCGGGGGACACGGCGAAAAGCTCGCCGACGTAATTGGGCAGGTTGTAGGTCGTACCCTGACCAGTGATACCGGCCATTGTTTCCTCCTAGATCAGGTTGGAGACAGACGCGAGCTTCGCCAGCTTCAGGCGGGAGACCGCGTTCGTGTCGTTGTTCGCCTCGGCACGGACGAGCATCTCGTCCACGCTGAGGACCTCCCCGCCGGGGTTCTTCGTCCCCACGGTGGGGAGCGTGGGCGTGGAGGCAGCCCCGGCGGGTGCCGGGGTGGACTTGGCGAGGCCCGCCAGGGCCTCATTCAGAGCCTCAAGGTCCGCGTCGTCGCGGATGAAAGACCCGAGCGAGGCCGGGACGCCAGCCTTCTCCAGGCGCTGCGCGCGCTTCGCTTCGCGCTCGCGGGCCTCCTCGCGGTCGCGCATCTCCTGGAGCTGCGCCTGAAGGGCCTCGACGCTCGCCTGGAGCGCCTTCACCGCGTCCGGAGTGCCCTCAGTGGGTGCCTCGGGCGCTTCGGGAGCATCCTCAGCGGGTGCCTCGGGCGCTTCGGGGGAGTCCGCGGACTCCTCGGAGACCTCCTCAGCCGGTGCCTCGGGCGCTTCAGGCGCTTCGGGAGCATCCTCAGCGGGTGCCTCGGGCGCTTCGGGAGCCGCCGGAGTGGCCTCCGGTGCCTCGGGGGTCTGATCGACGGCGGGAGCGGCCTCCTGCGCCGCCTCCGTGGCCGTGGCCGTGGCCTTAGCCTTCTTCTTCATTGCTGTTCTCCTTCTCCCGAGAAGCCGCGAGCTTCTCAAGCCTGCGCGAGCGGAGCGCCCGCGAAGGACGATCCACACCCTGACCATCCGAGAACATTTCGGGGTGGCCGTCCCGCATATACGCCGTAATTATACGCCCAGATGGTGCCTTCACACCATCTTTCACCGCAGCACGGCGCGCCGACAGGTACGCCGCGTACATATCGTCCGGATGGTAACCGGGCAGCGCCTTGTGCTCCCAATCTGGCACGATCCGACAGTCACATGAGTCGTGGTACTCGTGCCCCGCGCCTCCCGCGAGGTCCTCCGAGTGGTACACCCACCCGCGCGAGGCCAGGAGCGTGCAGAAAGCGCACGTCTTGCCGACCGGGACGCGGGCAAAGCGCGGGGCGCTCGGGTCCAGGTCCGCCGCCCGCAGGATCGACCGACGCGCACCCGTCTGAATCTCACGCCCGATGGCCCCGGCCACGACGCGGATCGCCTTCCCTGGGTTGTCGTGCCCAAGGCCCGCCGCGTACCGGCTAAGCCGGTCGATGCGCTCCACCGAGTTCGCCGGAATCAGCGCCTCCGGCGTGTACGCCGTCTTGTACGCCGGTCGCAGCTCCTGGTACCAGTCGAGCGCGCCCTGCGTCAGCGCCGGGCCGTAAGCATCCACGAGGCTACTCAGGAAACGCTTCATCTCCTCGCGCGACAGCGGGATGTCCTCGAAATTCAGGACGCGGAACAGGCTCACGAGCTGGTCTTCCGCGCCCGTGAGCGTCGCCCTGACCAGCTGATCGTAGACCTTCAGCTGCTCAGATGAGGTCAAAATCACCACCCCCGGCAGCGGGGCCGCGAGCGCCACGCAGAATCGCGTCCAGGTTATCGCGCCCGCGCTGCTGCTCGATCTGGGCGCGCATCCGCGTGATCTGCTGGCGCGTGTAGCCCAGCTCCTCCAGGGCAACGTCCGTCTTGCCGATCTCCGGGATGGCCTGAATCTGCTTGATCATGGCATCCGACTGGGAGACAATCGACGGCCTGGCCGGGTTGCGCCAATGCGTCGAAATACGCGCCGCGTCCTCGGGCAGAACCCCATCACGCAGCATCAGGATGTTGCGATACACGCGGTTCAGCGCGTAACTGTTCGCGTCGTTGAAGTCAGACGCTTCGGTGACCAGCTCCTCGCGGGCTGCGTAAATCGCGTCCGCCGACGAGGGGTTGTCCTGGACGATGCCCAGGCTACCGACCGGGAGGGACAGTGCGCCCGCCAGCTCCTGCGCCAGCTCACGAAGCTGGTCGACGTAAGGCTGCATCGACTGCTGGGGAATCATGTCGACCTCGGGCAGGTCGCCTTCCTCGTCCCGAGAAATGCCCTTGACCGACCCGAGCCGCCACGACCAGGACCCCTTAATCTGGTCGAACGTCGCCTTGTCCACGCCACGGAGCAGCAGGCCGGGGGCCGTGAACAGCTCGGAGGACACGTCCATGCGCATAGACGCGCGCACGGCACGGTCCACGATGGACAGCACGCCGTCCGTGAGCCGCGAGCGCCCCAGCGGTCGATCCAGGTTGCCACGATAGACGAGCGCCTCCATAGGCGTGCGCCCCAGGTTGTGCTCCACATGCCCCGTGACAAACCAGCCCTGCGTCCCCAGTGGAGCCATGCTCACCATGATGTGCGGGGTGAGCAGAATCAGCTCCGTAGGCCGACCGAGGTAATCCACGTCGTTGATGAGGAGGCCCGCGCGGATGCCCCGCCGACGTCGGTCCCACAGCGCCGCCGCCGTCATGGCGGAATACGGGAGGACGAGGACCGGCGGGTCACCCGCCGCCACGTCGCCTGGGAGCGTCGTCAGGAAGGCCACGCCGTGCGTCGCCGCGCTGGCGACCGCCTGCCCGATCTCCGTCGAAAATCGGTTCTCCTCCAGGATCGAGGCCAGCCCGTAGGGGTCCTCCGTACCATCCGGGGCCACCACGCCGTCCCAGTGGCAGCGCGACGTGAGCGAGAAGACGGCCTTCTCCGGCCAGGTGGACACCAGGCGCAGGTCGCGCGCGATCTCCCGAGGCAGCGCAATGTCCAGACTGTCGACGTACACCTTGCAATCGAGATAGGCCTGGCGGCGCGCGTTGCCCGGATAGCGCGCCTGCCAGGTGTTCACCAGCTCCTCGAGGGTCGCCTGGAGGTCACCAGGCAGGCCCGCCACGGTGGGCGTGGAGAACATCTGGGGTCCCATGCCCGCGATCAGACGCAGGTCAACGTTCGTACTCATGCGAGGGCCTCCTGGCTCCGGTTAGGGCGGCGGCGCGTCGTCCGCGCCATCCACAGCGCCACGCTCACGGCCTCCAGGGGCACCTCGTCGCCCTCCTGGGCCGTCGAGTGCCACCCCCATGCGCCGTCCACCGTCCTGATCTTCTTGTCTGACACCCCCACGGATGCGTCCAGGGGGTCGTTGGTCGCATTATACCCGCCAGGATGCGAGACTGTGCGACCCCTGACCGCGTTCAAGAAGCCCGAACAGGCCGTGAAGTATTCCTGGTTGTCCAGGACGTGCAGGTAGCGGCGGGGCGGGCGCAGGGCGCGCAGGTCCTGCTGGAGCGCCAACGCGCCCGAACGGCCAGACACACCCACCGCCGAATAACGGCCCCGGCGCTCGTACAGCCATTCCGCGAGCGCCGCGCTGCTCATGGTCGAAAAGTCGCCCTCCTCCAGGCCGATCAGCTCGACGTGGGACACGCCGGTCTTGCGGTCGTGAAGCGCGCCAGCCACCGCGACGCGCCGCCCATCCTTCGAGAAAGCCACACCAAGGGCACGCACAGCGTGATCCGTGGTCAGCTCCGGGGCCAGCTCCGTGACTCCCGTCGCCTCCCAGTCGTCCAGGCCGATCAGGCGGCGGGTCGCATCGTCCGAGGCCCACCAGCCTAGGCGCTCGCGGGCGAAACCATCGTCCGAGTACCGCTTGCGCTCAGCCTCAATCACGCTCAGCTTCAAGCGACCAGACGCGACCGCCGGATTGGTCCGCACCCACAGGTCCCGGTCATCCAGATCGACCTCAGCCAGCGACCTGGGCAGGCCAGGCGGAGACCACTCATCCCAGCACGTGCGCGAAGACTCACCGCTCAGCGCGTCGCGGCGCACGCGCGAAAACACCTCGCCCTCCGCCGTCGGACCCGGCGGCGTGCCCGTGTATATCCACTGCGGGTCACCCAGCGGGGCCGCCGACGTGGTGGACAGAAGCGCCTCCAGCGCCTCGTCCGTGAGCTGCTGCGCCTCGTCCATGACGAGAATATCGACCGTGAAACCACGGCCCGACCCCTTCGAGCGGGCGGCGATCTCGATAGACCCGCCATTCTTCAAGAAGATGGCCTCCTGGCCGTTCACGTTGCGGATGTTCTCCACGAGGGCGTTCAGCTCGGGGAACTTCGCGCCTGGGTCGTTCGTCTTCTGCCCGAAAAAGTGCTTCAGTCGGCGGAAATGCTTCTGCGCCGTCTTCACCTCGTGCGCCGTATGCAGGATGCGCTCACCGCGCCCGATCACGCCGAACAACTCCCTGATCTCCAAGGCGGCGTTTTTGCCATTCTGGCGGGGCACGGCCAGCCCGCATGTGAGGTTGGCCCAGCTATCGCCCGCCGTCGCCAGCCAGTTGTCCAGGACCCAGGCCTGCCAGGGGTCTGGAACCAGCTTGTAGTCGGCTGCCAGGGATATGGCGAGGTCCCCCAGCGAGTCAATCGAGGGGGACGTGATGGTCACGCAGGGGCGCTGGGAGGCCTCCAGCGCCTCCCGGCTAGGAGGCGCGGGTGTCACGCTTACGCATCCTCGCCTTGAAGATGTCCACGGCGGTCTCCTCGCGGCCCTTGGGAGGCGTGGGGGAGGCCGAGGGCACCGGGTTTTCCAGCTCGTAGAGGTCGCGGGACAGCTTGTTGGCGGCGTTCAGGAGCGCCGACAGGCTATCGGGCTTCGCCACCCGGATGGCCTCCCGTGCGGTGTCCAGGAGGTCGCGCAGCTCCGCTTCGCGGTCGTACTTCTCGGGCATGTCAGATCAGCCCCGCCGCGTCGGCTGGCAGCACCTCGTGGATGCCGGACTTTTTCAGGCACGTTTCCATGAGGTAGGAGACGTTCACGCCGGGCGCGATATAGGCCCTGACCGCGCCGTCGATGGCTCGGTTTCGGTTCGCAGCCGTGATCTGCTTGGGGGTGCGCAGGTAGACGCGGGCGCGGCGCTTGCGGTCCTCCAGGTACTCGGCACGGTGAAGCGAGTGCGTGCGGTACGTGGGGTCGTACTGGCCGACGAACGGCTGGAATTTGCGGCGCAGAGCGTCGCGGTTCGGGAAGATCACGACGGAGTATGCCCCGTTGGGGGTCTCGTCGAGCAGATCGAGCAGGTCAAAGTCGTTCATGGGGCCGATTATAGCATATCCGGGTGGTTTTAGCGCATGACGTGTTTAGCGCTTAGGGGCGGTTTCGGGTACCCCAGGGGGGTATTTCGCTTGGGCCTCTGGGTGTTCCTGGGAGACGGGGGAGGGGATACCGCCCCTTGTCAAGTGGTAAGGATTGATTCCGCATGTGGTATTTGCCACATCGGGAGTGCGGGACGCGGCAGTTCTGGGGACTTCGGTCCTGATGGTCCGTCCCATCCAGTCGGTGATGGGTTTCGGGTAGGTGGTGTTCACCATTGGATGCCTCCGACGGTGTGGGCCTGGGTCGGCCTGGGCTGGCTTGGGATGGGCTTTGAGCCTCTGCGCTGGTTGCATTGGCGGCATGTGACGCGGGCGTTGTCGATGGTGTCGCGCCCGCCTCGTGCGGCTGGCACCACGTGGTCCGGTTCGGGGCTGCGAGGCTGGAGCGTGGTTCCCCAGGCGAGCGGCTGTCCGCAATCGGGGCAGTGGGTTTGTCCGTTGGCTTGTGCGAGGTGGAGGACGCGGACGCGCCAGCGCTTGTGGCGTGCTGTGCCGGTGCGGGAGGTGCCGGGTCGAGGGGTCATGGGGCGAGGATAGCACGCCGGGCCTACCTCGTGCGGCCCGATGCGCCTACCTCGTGGGGTGCGCGGGGCCGGGCGGCGGGGTGGTGGGTGTCAAGTAGGTTAGCGGTTTGCTCCTGTTACAGCGTGGATTCAACGTTTTTGGGCGTTTTGTAACAAGAATTTGCCTTGTTACAGCCTTGTTACAACCTTGTTACACGCTTGTTACGGGTGTTTTTCGTTGGTATTCCGGGCTTTTTTACACTTGTTGTAACAGAGCGGTTCCCTTTTCCTATATAGAGCAGATTTTTAGCGGAATTGTTCAGTAGTATAACAGGCTGTTTTACTACTGAACAATTTTTTCTTATTAGAAGTAAATAGGATTTATAGTTACGGGAACCGAGCGCTTTACCGCGTTTGCCTTGATATTCCGGGCGTAACAGGGTGTAACAAGGTTGTAACAAGACGTGTAACAAGACCCGCGCCCCAGCTTGTATTAGGTGCCTTATACTGAACAAGTCCAGGCGCGGAACGCCGGGGCGCGGGCGCACGAGGTCGGTCCCGAACGCCTCGACACCACACCCTTAAAGCGCTAACATGGGGCGTATGAAACGTATCGAACCCTGCGGCAAGCGCCGCCCCTACGTCATCGACTATGCCCTCATCCCTGAGCCTGACTCTGATCGTCGGCTCCTCGTGGGCCTCGACTCGTGCGGCCACGTGTGGGTGAGCCTCACCGACGCGCTCAGGAACGCTGGCCTGACCGACGCGCCGCCTACCTACCGTGCGACGGTGATCGGCCTCGGTGGTGGCCGCGTCGTCCGCCCTCGTCTCGCGCCGGGTCGCATCAGCGCCATGCTCCCCCTCATGGCGGACGCGAGCGCGTGCGCGGCGCTGATCGCCCACACGGGGCGCGCCGAACTGCTGACCTACCGCTCCTACGTGCGTCGGTGGATCGACCACACGCTTGGTATCTACTCGCTGGTGGGCGTGAACGCGGCCCCCGTGGTGTATCCCTGGCCCGAGGAGGTGGCAGCGTGAGCACCGAGCTGGAGTCTTTGGCCGAACGCCTCCTGCACGACAGGGTGAGCGCCGCCGGGGGTCTGTGCCCGAAGCTCGCGCCGACGGACGCGGGTATCCCTGACCGGCTGGTGATCTGGGAGGGACGCGTGTATCTGGTGGAGCTGAAGCGTCCGGGCGGGCGCGTGCGGCCTATTCAGGTGGCGTGGCATAACCGCGCGAGGCGGGCGGGCGTGGAGGTCGTCTTGCTGAGTGGGACGGTGGAGGTGTCCGCGTGGTTGGATGATCTCGGGGTGCCTGGGTTGCCCCCGCGTCGTCGTGGGGGTGGCAAGGTTCGCCGCTTGTGTGACTGACGTTACACGCGCTAGATGTTGCACTATTGGTCTTTGGGTGTGCTATACTAATTCATGTCACCGAGAGACGGTGACCCGAACCGAAAGGACCAAGACCATGAGCCGCTACTTCTTCTCCGCCGTCAGCCTCCAGAGTTTCAACGCCGAGCAGATCGACCTGATCAACCGCGTGGCTGAAACCGAGTACGAGGCCCAGGGCCGTGAGCCGATGCTCGAGGAGATCAAGGCCGACTACGCCGACGAGCTGAACGCCCTTGCCTGACCCACCCCGGAGGCCCCGTCACCCGGCGGGGCCTCCACCCCATCGAAAGGACCAACCATCATGACCACCCCCGAACTGCCCGAGTTCGCCTACAACGTGCAGACCCGCGCCGCCCGCATCGGCTCCCAGATCGTCCTCCCCGTCGACGGCATCCGCCAGACAACCAACGGCTACGGGCGTCACTTCATCACCCTGACCATCCCGGTGTCCTGCGTCATCGTCGAGGACGATCCGACCGGACCCGTCAACCCCGCCAATCCCTTCGTCACCCTCGACCGCTGAAAGGACCAAGACAATGACCGAGAACAAGATCATCGAGCAGATTAGGCAGCTCCTGCGTATTGCCTCCGACCGGGGCGCGTCCGTCAACGAGCGCGAACTGGCGCAGCGCCGCGCCGAACGCCTCATGGTCCGCTACCGCATCGAGTCCCTGCCCGAGGGCGACGCGCGCGCCAAGGACGAGGACATCACCTCGATGGAGGTGGAGATCAAGGGCGGCTCCTCGTCGATGGCGCGGGCCATCGTGGACGGCCTCGCTACCCTCGCCCGCGCGCTGGACTGCTTCTGCTCGTGGAGGACCTACAAGCGTCACACGCTCGCCACCATCGTCGGCACCCGCTCCGACCTCGCCTACGTCACCGAGTTCTACAACTCCGCCATCATGTCCTACCCGTCGATGCTGAAGGATCGCCTGCGCTACGAGGACTTCTACCGTGAGTCCGAGCGTCGCAGGTTCCGCCGCTCCTACGTGAAGGGTTTTTTCCGGGGGATCGCGGACAGGATCGAGATCGCCACCCGCGAGGAAACGACCTCCACCGGCCAGGACATCGTGCTCGCCTCCCGCTACCAGCGGGCCGAGGCGAAGGCCAGGGAGGGCGTGAACATTCGTCCGGCGCGCGGCCTCCTGATCGACCGTGACGGGGAGGCGAGCGGCGAGCGCGACGGGTACGTGTCCGGCATCGGCTGGATGGGCGGGCGGCTGGACGGGCCGCGCGTGGGTATCGCCGCCTCCTGACCCCTGACCACCCCGCCGCCTTAGCGCTTTGTGTTGCGTTGGGCGGCGGGGTGCCCTATACTGACTCATGTCACCGCCCCGGTGACCCCCACCCCTTGAAAGGACCCACCCATGCTCAACTTCCACGCCCTCGAGGTCAACAAGACCACCGGAACCGTCTTGCTGGACGGCCTCCCGATCACCACCATTGGGGAAATTCAGCCCCACCTGTCGGAGGTGGACGGCTTCCTGTCCGTGACCGTCACCCTCCCCCTGTCGTCCATCACGGTCAAGAACCCGGGCGGGTCTGTCCGCGTCGATGCTCCCGAGGCTGGCGAGTGAGCGCCCCGCTCGCCCTCCACCCCTACCAGCGGGCGGCGGTCGCCCACCTGCAGGCGCACGACAGGGCGGGCCTCTGGCTCGACATGGGCCTGGGCAAAACCGCCTCGGTCCTGTCCGCTCTGGAGGAGCGCCACCTGCCCGCCCTCGTGACGGCCCCGGCGCGGGTGACCCGCGACGTGTGGCCCGAGGAGGCCACCAAGTGGCGGCCCGACCTGCGCGTGGTTCCCGTCGTGGGGACCCCGGCGCAGCGGGCCGCCGCCTGGGCCAAGGACGCGGACGTGTACGTGATCTCCCACCAGCTCCTGGGTGAGGCCGCGCGCCAGCCCCACGGGTGGGAGACCTTCATCCTGGACGAGGCCAGCGGCTTCAAGAACCACCGCTCCAAGCGGTGGAAGGCGGCGCGCCTGATCGCCAAGACCGCATCCTGCGTGTGGGAGATGACCGGCACGCCGTCCCCGAACGGCCTCCTCGACCTGTGGGCGCAGATCTACCTCCTGGACTTCGGGGAGCGTCTCGGGCGCACGATCACGGGCTTTCGCCGTCGGTACTTCATGGAGGCTGGTCGCCTCCCGTCCGGCGTGGTCACCGGCTACACCCCGCGCCCCGGCGCGTCCGAGCGTATTCACGCGCTCCTGGAGGACATCTGCTTGTCGATGGGCACGGAGGGCCGCCTGCAGCTCCCGCCGCTGACCATGAACCGGATCGAGGTCGAGATGCCGGCCTCCGCGCGCCGCGCCTATAAGGACATGCGGACGCAGCTCGTCGCAGACCTCACCCTCCTGGGCGGGGTGCGGCACACTGCATCGACCGCCGCCGTCGCGTCCAACCGCCTGAGCCAGATCAGCGCAGGCTTCCTGTACGATGACGACCGGGACGGCTGGGACTGGCTGCATCACGCGAAGCTCGACGCGCTCGCGGAAGTGGTCGAGGGTACCGGCTCCCCCGTCCTCGTCTTCTACCGATTCCAGGCCGAGCTAGAGATGATCCAGGAGCGATTCCCCGAGTCCGTCCACGTGAGCGAGTCCGGCGCGGTGAAGCGGTGGAACGCGGGGCGCATCCCGATTCTGCTGGCGCATCCGGCCAGCGCGGGGCACGGCCTCAACCTTCAGCACGGTGGGCACACCATCGTGTGGACCAGCCTCCCCTGGTCGCTGGAGCAGTGGCAGCAGGCCAATAAACGCCTACAAAGGCAGGGGCAGACCCACCCCGTCGTCGTCCACGTGATCGAGTCTCGCGGTACGCTTGACCCGAACATCCTCCGGGTGCTGGAGGGCAAGGCCGAGATTCAAGCCGCCCTCCTCGGACACCTGGAAAGCCTCATCTAGCAGGAAGGACCAACAACAGATGAGCACCAAGACCGCCGCCGATCTCACCCTTGACCTGTCGGTCGCCCCGTCCGTATCGTCGCGCAGGTGGGAGGCCACCACGCTGACGTGGGAGCGCCTCGTGGACCGCGCCCACCACCCGGAGTCCGTGAAGGACTGCGGCGGCTACGTCGCCGGTCGCCTGAAGGGCACCGCCCGCCGGAAGGGCCAAGTCGAGTACCGTAGCGCGGTGACGCTGGACGCGGACGCGGCCTCCGAGACCCTGCCCGCCGTCGTGGCTGGCCTCGGACTTCGCGCCCTCGTCCATTCGACGTACAGCCACACCCGCGCCCACCCGCGTTACCGTGTGATCTTCCCGATCATGGGGCCGGGCCTGAGCGAGGAGGAGTACCCTCGGGTAGCCCGCGGACTCATGGAGGCGCTGGGTGAGGCCCAGTTTGACCCTGGATCGACCCAGCCGGAGCGCCTCATGTTCTGGCCTGCGACGGCCAACCCGGACGAGTACGAGGCGGTGGAGTGCGACGGCGAGACGGCGACCGCGCAGGGCCTCCTGCGCGACTTCGGTGGCCTCCAGGCTACGCCTGACCACATGCCCGGCTCGAAGCGAGACCCGCTCGGCCTGCCCGGCGTGGCCGGTGCTTTCAACCGTGTGTACGACATGGCGCGCGCCGTCACTGAGTTCCACCTCCCCTATGACCCGGTGGAGGGTGAGCCTAACCGCTGGCACTACACGCCCGCCGAGTCCGAGGGCGGCGTTATCGTCTACCCGGACGGCTACGTCTTCTCCAACCACGCGAGCGACCCGGCATACGGGCGGGCACTCAGCCTGTTTGACCTCGTGGCACTCCACGTGTATGGCGGGGAGGACCGGGCGGCGGGCGTGCCCCAGTCCACGGCCCCGGCGGATCGCCCGTCTATCCAGCGGGCCATGCGGGAGTTCGCGGCGCGCCCGGAGATCGTCACGGAGCTGGTCGCCGCCGACTTCGCGGACGCCGACGGCGGCGAGGCGGGCGCTCGCGGCCTCCCCGAGTGGGTCCTGGAATTCCACCTCCACCCCAAGACGGGCAAGCCCCTGGACGACGTGCATAACTGGGACCTCCTCATGAAGCATGACCCTGTGCTGCGTGCCCTGGCCCGTAACGACATGGACCTGACGACGGTCACGCGCCGCCAGTTCCCGTGGCGGACGGTGGAGGCGGGTAAGGACGACGCGCTCACTAACGCCGACCGCGCCCAGATCAGCGCGCATTTGCAGCGCACCTACAACATGCCCCGCCCCGCGCAGGAGCAGCTTAACGGTGTGATCGACATGGTGGCGCAGGACAACGCTTTCCACCCCGTGGTCGAGTACCTGGAGTGCCTGGAATGGGACGGCATCTCGCGTGTGGAAACGTACTTGCCGGGCGCGCAGGATGACTACACGCGACGGGTGGCTCGCCTGGTGGCGGTGCAGGCCGTGGCCCGCGCCCTCGACCCCGGCGTGAAGGTGGACAACTGTCTCATCCTGACCGGGCGGCAAGGCCTGGGTAAGTCGTGGTTTGTCGAGACGATGGCACGCGGGTGGACCTGCACACTCGGACCAATCGAAGGCGGCGGCCTGCGCGATACAGTCATGGCAATGACCCGCTCCTGGGTTACCGTCGCGGACGAGGGTTTCGCCATGAAGAAAGCCGACGCTGAAGCCCTGAAGCAGTTCGTCACGCTCACGCACGACGTTATCCGCCTGCCCTACGCTAGGGAGCACGTGAAGCTCCCCCGCCGACAGGTTATCTGGGGAACCACCAATGATGCCGTCTTCCTGCGTGCGCAGGAAGGCAACCGCCGCTTCCTCATCGTGGAAGTGGCCGAAAAGCTGGACTTCGGTAAGTACTCGGACGAGTACGTGAACCAGGTGTGGGCCGAGGCCGTCCACATCTGGAAGACCAGCAAGGCCCAGTATGGCCTGAAGGACAACCCGGAGTTGTTCTTGTCCGCGTCGGAGGAGGCGGCGGCGGAGTCCGTGCGCTCGATGGCGACCGAGGAAGACTCTATGACCGGCCTCATTCAGGCTTACCTGGACACCCTCGTCCCCGAGAACTGGGTGGAGATGTCGCCCGAGGAGCGTATCAGTTGGCTACGCGACGAGGAACAGGGTATAGTGAGCGGCACACACCCAATTGATGTGGTGTGCTCGCTTGAAATCTGGGAGATAGCGCTTCAGCGTGAGCGCGGGAAGCACTCTCGTGTGGACATCCTCCAGATCACCAACGCGCTGAAGCAGTTGCCCGGCTGGTTCGGTCCCATGCCGAAGCCGACCAGGCTCCCGTTCTACGGGCCTCAGCGTGTGTTCGCCCGCCTGGACGAACCCACCGACCCGAGCGGCTCTACCGAGTCACTCATCTAACCGATCACCGATCACCAAGGAGAACAGGACAATGGAAATCAACATCACTCTCGACGTGCAGGGCGCGACCGTGGAGGAGGTGCAGTGGCTGGCCGGTCTGCTGGCCGCGCAGCGCACCGCTCCCGCGCCGATCACCGTCGAGGTCGAGAAGGCAGCGCCCACCGCCCCGGCGGATGAGGAGAAGCCCGCCCCGAAGAAGGCGGCGGCGAAGAAGCCCGCCAAGAAGACGGCGAAGAAGTCCGACCCCGAGCCGGAGCCGACCCCCGAGCCTGCCCCGGCGGAGGACGAGACCGGCGGCGCGACCGTCGAGGACGAGACGGTCACCCCCGAGGCCGACCTGCTGGCGGTCGCCGTCGCGCGAGCCACCGAACTGATCGGCGCAGGCGAGCAGGACGCGATCAAGACCGCCCTCGAGGTGGCAGGCGCGCGCCGCGTCGGCCTCCTCAAGGGCGACCAGATTCAGGCCTTCCTCGACGCTCTCCCGGAGGCCTGACCAATGCCTCCCAAGGGGCACGCGAACCTTGGGCCGTCGAGCGCGGCGCGCTGGCTGGCCTGCCCGGCCAGCGTGCCGCTCGCAGCGGCGGCCCCCACCCCGCCCGAGTCGCCCCACGCGGCGGAGGGCACGGCGGCGCACGCGCTCGCGGAGATCGTCGCCCGTTTCGAGCTGATCGACCACGACGAAGCCGCCCGCGACCACGCCCTGAACCACTGGACGGCGAAATACGGCGAGACCTACGACATGGTGGACATGCTCCGCCATGTGGGCAAGTACGTGGACCAGGTGCGCGCCGACCTGGACGCTGAACCTCACTCCGTCCTGCTCCTGGAACAGCGGATGGCGACCGGGGTCCCCGGCGTGTGGGGGACAGGCGACGCGGTGGTGGTCTCACCTCGCGCCGTCCGCGTCCTCGACCTCAAATACGGTCAGGGCGTGCCAGTGAACGCGGTCGGAAACCCTCAGCTCCGCCTCTACGGCCTGGGTGCCCTGAACGAGTTCGGGGACCTCCTGGGCACCGTCGAGGAGGTCAGCGTGACTGTCGTCCAGCCTCGACTAGGGTCCGTCTCCTCCGAGACGCTCACCGTCCAGGAGCTGCTCGAGTGGCGCGACACCGTGGTGCTGCCCGGGGTCCAGAAGGTCGAGGATGGGTCAGACGAGTTCGGCCCAGGCGAGGCGGCTTGCCGCTGGTGCCCCGTGGCTGGCGAGTGCCGGGCGCGCCGTGACTTCCTGGTTGCCCGCGACTTCGGGGACCCCGGCCTCCTGGACGACGAGGAGGTGGGCGCTGAGCTGGAGCGCGTCGCCCAAATACGCCACTGGTGCGACGCGCTGGAGGGAGTCGCCTTCGACCGCATTTACACCGAGGGCCGGACCATCCCCGGCTTCAAGGTGGTGGCTGGCCGGGGTCGCCGTGTGGTGACTGACCCGGCGGCGGCTATCCAGACGCTGATCGACAGTGGATACCAGCCCGAGCAGGTGGCGGAGTTCAAGATTCTACCGCTTGGCAAGCTGGAGAAGCTGGTGGGCAAGTCTGACCTCCCCGATCTGATCGGGGATTACATCACCAAGAAGGAGGGCAAGCCCTCCCTGGTGGGGGATGCGGACCCGCGTCCGCCTCTCACAGCCGCCGCGAGCGCTGCGGCGGACTTCGGGTAGACAACTCGGAGACTAAGCGCTACACTTAGGGGTGTGCCGGGGCCTTGAGCCTCGGCCCCGGCACGCTCACCGATTCACGATTACACGAAAGAGTTGATCACAATGGCTAATCCCCGCAAGGTTGTCACCCGCGCCGACGAGAACATCCGCCTCGGCTACGTCCACCTGCTTGAGCCTTACACGGCCTCCCAGGAGCAGGACCCCAAGTTCTCGTGCATGCTGATTATCCCGAAGACGGCGAAGCGCACGCTGGCCGCGATCAAGGCCGCTCAGGCCGCCGCTATCGAGGAGCAGAAGGCGAAGTTCGGCGGCAAGGTGCCGAAGAACCTGAAGTCCACCCTCCACGACGGCGACGAGGACGCAGACCTCGAGCGCAACCCGGAGCTGGAGGGTTGCTACTACATGAACGTGTCGGCTAAGCGCCGCCCCGGCGTTGTCGACCGCGACCTGAACCCGATCCTCGACAGCACCGAGGTCTACTCGGGCATCTACGCCCGCGTCTCGATGTCGGCCTACTGCTACAACACGAACGGCAACCGTGGTGTGACCTTCGGCCTGGAGAACGTGCAGAAGGTCCGCGACGGCGAGATGCTGGGCGGCGGCGCGTCCCGCGTTGAAGACGACTTCGACGTTCTGGAGGACGACGAGGACGACATCCTGTAACATAGGCCCTGATGGGTCCCGACCCCCTCACCACCTTCTTGGTCCTGGTGGTGAGGGGGTCTTTTCGTCCCCCGGCTTGCGTCTTAGCGCTTGGGTGTGCTATGCTGGTTTTGTCACCGCACGGGTGACCCCTGACCTGAAAGGACCAAGACCCATGCCCCGAACACATGGACTGCGTTCCACCTACGTCGCCGGGTGCCGCTGCGACCAGTGCCGCGCCGCCAACCGCGAGTACGGACGCAAGAAGTCGCGCATCACCGACTTGACCCCTGCTCACCGGGAGGCGCAGCGCGCCGCCCAGGAGGCCAGCGTGGAGGCCGCCACCCGCTCACACCGCCCCTGGGAGCAGTGGGAGGACGAGGTGGCCGGAGACTACTCCAGATCGATCTCGGAGATTGCCGCCGACCTCGGGCGCACCGTCTCCTCGGTGCGCAACCGCCGCGCCGTGAAGGGCCTTCGCGCCAAGTGGCACGCCGCCCACGTCCTCGAGGGAGGCGAGCAGGAATGAAGAAGTACCAGATCGACTGGGTGCAGTTCATCTGCGCCCTGATCACCGTCGTGAGCTTGGTCGGTGCCATCGTCGCCATGTTCATCTTCCCGCGCCAGCCCTGGCCGGTCGTCTTCCCGCTCCTGTGCGTCGCCGCCCTGTTCTCGGTGATCGTTGACGCGCGTATGGAGGGGCACGGGCGGAGGGGCCGGAAATGATTCCTCCCAGCCTTATCACCCCTGCCCCGGCCCCTGTCGTCGCGCTCCCGCACGACCTCTACGTGGACATTGAGACGTACTCGACCACCGATATTAAGCGCGGGGTCTACCGCTACAGTGAGGACCCGGAGTTTCTCGTCCTCATGTGTGCGTGGGCGCTGGACGACGGTCCCGTGCAGGTCGCCGTCGGACGCGACGAGATCATGAAGATTCCCCACCTCCTCGACGGCTCCAACGTCGTCGTGAGATTCGCCCACAACGCACAGTTTGAGCGCGTTTGCCTCTCTCGATTCCGCGGACTACCGACTGGTCAATATCTCCCGCCTGAAGCCTGGGAGGACACGATGGCCCACATGGCGGAATGGGGATACCCGCAGTCCCTGGAGGGTGGGGCGAAGGCCCTCGGGGCCGACCCAAAGGACGGCGCGGGCGCGGCCCTCATTCGTTGGTTCTGCCAGCCGGACAGGAGCGGCAAGCGCCGCCTGCCCGAGGACCACCCCGAGAAGTGGGCGCAGTTTGTCGAGTATTGCCGCCAGGATGTGGCGACGATGCGAGACATGCGCCGCCACATCCTGCGCCGTCACGGTCAGGACTGGCCGACCGATCACGAGCGCCGTGTGTGGCTTGCCGACCAGAAGGTCAACGACCTGGGCATTAGGGTGGACCTCGATATGGCCGCGAGCGCGGTCGAGGCGGCGAGCGAGAACCTCGCAGCCGACAAGGCCGAGGCCAAGGCCATCACCGGAGTGGAGAACCCGGGGAGCACGGCTCAGCTTCTCTCCTGGTTCGGTGGTCTCCTGCCTGACCTGAAGGCGGAGACGGTGCGCCAGGCGCTCACGCGCGACGATCTGACCGCCGATCAGCGGCGCGTCCTGGAGCTGCGCCAGAGCATGGCCCTAACAGCGCACAAGAAGTTTCAGACAGCGCTCGACGCGGCGAACACCGACGAGCGCCTGCGCGGTGGCTTCAGGTTCTTCGGCGCGCACACCGGGCGGTGGGCGGGCCGGGGCCTCCAGCTCCAGAACCTGCCTCGCGCTGGCTTCTCGTCCGAGGCCGCTCAGGACGCGGCTATCCTCGACCTGACCCTGGGCCTCGGAGCCGACCCCCAGACCCTGAAGGCCCTCGTCCGCCCACTCCTCGTGGGGCCGTTCACGGTGTGCGACTATAGCGCGATTGAGGCGCGCGTGGTCGCCTGGTTGGCTGGGGAGTCGTGGGCGCTGGAGGCGTTCGCGGAGGGCCGGGACATCTACGTGGAGACGGCCAACCGTATGGGCGGCGGGATGGGCCGTAAGGAGGGTAAGGTGGCCGTCCTTGCCCTCGGCTACAACGGAGGCGTAGGGTCGTTGCGCGCTATGGGCGGCGACGCGCTGGGCGGCGAGGCCGTCCTTCAGCGCATTGTCGATCAGTGGCGCGGAGCGAACAGGAACATTGTCCGGCTGTGGGGTCGCCTGGAGCGAGCCTTCTACTATGGCGGGCAGGCGGGAGATCGTCTGACTGTGGAGGCGGACGGCTCCGACCGTCTGGTGCGCCTCCCGTCCGGTCGCGCGGTGGTGTATCACCAGGTGCGCGCGGGGCGCGACGGTCGCCTGTCGTTCCAGGACCCGAAGCTGCGCTGGAGGACGGAGACCTACGGTGGGCGGCTGGTCGAGAACGTCACGCAGGCGGTGGCCCGCGACGTGCTGGGCGCGGCGCTGGTTCGCCTCGTTGAGGAGGGCCACCGCGTGGTCGGCCACGTGCATGACGAGGTGATCGTGGAGTCGTCGCCGGAGTCGTCGCTGGCGGCTATTCGCCGGGTGATGGTGACTCCCACGGAGTGGTCGGACGGCTTGCCGCTGGCGGCGGCTGGCTACTCGTGTGGTCGGTATCGGAAGGACTAGCGGGGTGGGGGGTGTAGCACTAGCGCTTTGGTGATGCACCCCGCGCCGGGCGCGCTATACTTAAATATGTCACCGCCCCGGTGACCCACACCGAAAGGACCAAGACCCATGCGTACCGTTATTGCCGTCGATCTGAACACCATGCGCGAGCTTGCCGACGAGGAGGTCCGCGTCCGCTCCGAGAAGATCGACTGGTGCGAAGCCGCCTACCGTGAGGAGGCCGTCCGCCGCGTCGAGGAGCGCCGCGAAGTCCAGCGGATGATCGAGGCGCAGGAGGCCGCTCGCCTCGTCCACCTGACCGCCATCGAGAACGTGGCCTTCGGAGCCATGACCGACATCTACATGGAGACGGTCGGCTACAACTTCACCGACAAGGGGCACGTCGGCAAGCTGGTTCACGATGTGCAGGCCGCGCTCGCGGCGATGCAGCGCTACGCGCTCGCGGAAACCACGAAGTAGCGCTTGCACACCCCGCGCCGGGTGCGCTATGCTTAAACATGTCACCGGGAAACGGTGACCCGCACTGAAAGGACCAAGACAATGACCAACTTCCGCACCTCCTGGGACCACACCAACCTCCACCTCGAGCACGTCACCGGCAATCCCTCCAAGCACTTCACCGGCGCGGTCTTCGCGGAGCGCTTCGAGGCCATCAGCCGGGGCCGCTTCTTCGTCGGCAACATCTCCGTCACCTACACCAAGGGCACCGGCTACCGCCTCATCCTCAAGGCCGAGGACGGGAACCACCTCCTCGAGGTCACCGAGAAGAACACGATCAGTTACGACCGCGCCCTGACCATCGTCTCCGAGTGGATGAACCACCCGGCCAACCGCGACCGCCTCCCCAAGGCGAACCGCTAACCCACACCGGGGAGGCCCCACCACCACCACCACCACCCGGCGGGGCCTCCCACCCACCACCCCCTGAAAGGACACCATCATGGCAAACAAGATCGAGATTCCCGTTAACGACAACACCGGCAAGCTCATCTACTGGACCCGCAACCACAAGCTCGGAGTGCCCGGCAAGTTCGGCCTCATCCCCGCCGAGAAGATCGACCAGATCAGCATCGACCACCGCGCCGTCGACGGCGCGCCCGGCTGGCAGATCATCCACGTGCTGGCCGAGGGCGTTCTGTACGCCTACAGCATCTCCGAGGCCAGCCTGAGCGACCTCAACGCGATTCGCCTCCAGGTGCAGGGCGCGCGCGACATTGCCCGCATCAACCAGCAGCTCAACAACTGAGAAAGGACCAAGACCCATGAACTTCACCAACCAGCTCCAGGACGGCCTGGACCAGCTCAGGGATGCCCTCGAGGCCTTCGCCTTCGCCCTGAAGGCGATCCCGATCCAGCGGGGACACCTCACTGTCCCCAACGACGAGGTGACCGGCGAGTACCTCGCCAGCCTCCCGGTCGGCCTCACCCTCCACGAACGCGAGCTTGCCGCCGCCCGCCTGGACAACCTGATCACCATCCGACGCGAAACGAGCTGCTTCGTCCGCCTGCCCCTGAGCAACGAGCACAACGGCAAGCTCATCACCTACGAGCTGAAGTGTCACGAGGAGCACACGCACGTGGCGTTTAACCTCTCCGCACGCCCCGTCGATCCGGAAACCCTCTGAAAGGACCAAGACAAATGACCTCACGACAGATCGACATCCACGACCGCCGAAACCTGACCGACCTCATCCGCCGCGCCGCCTACGCGGAAACCGTCTACCTGGGGGCCGCCGTCCTCCACCAAGACATGAACGTCGGCTACGCCGTCGCAAACATGTTCCCGGACCTCTGCGCCGTCGACCGGGGGATCATCGACGTGACCGTTAACGGGGCCGTCGAGCGGATCGCGCGGGAAGGCTCCGGCCTCGAGGAGACCCTGGTCTTTGACATCCCCGCCGACGAGAGCCACCACCGCGAGCCGCTCCTGGCCGTTGTCGAGCTGTACGGGTACGAGCCGCTGGCCCCGAACGTGAACAAGGGACTCAGGACGCAGGTCCTCGTCCGCCTTACCCAGGCCAACCCGGACATACCCGGCGTGAACGAGCAGACCGTTCAGGACATCGTGAACATGCTGAACGTCTCGGACAAGATGCGGGCGGGCATGTCCGCCTACACCCTCACCGGCAACGCACAGTCCATCCGCGACAGCTTCTAGTCCGCGGACTCCGAAAACTGACCACACCTGAAAGGACCAACCATCATGACCGACTACGGCCACAGCCCCCAGGACCTGCTCCTGCGCGTCGCCTCCGAGAAGGCCTCCGTCTACGGCATCTCCTGGCGCAAGCGCGGCGAGGCCTTCTCCATCGTCCCGAACGTCGCCCGCAAGGTTGACCGGCTGGGCGCGCCCGGCGCGGGCGACACCGAACTAGACACGAGGATGGACCTCGTGAACTACTTGGCACTATACGTCGGTTGGACGTGGCGAAACATCGTCGGCTCCTACACCGCGCACGCCCCGGCCCTCGTCGCCCGCCCCGCCCGTATGGGCGACCTCGATTACGAGACGGGCGCGAACTACGACGTGGCAGCCGCCGCCCGGGTGATCGAGCGGTGCGCCGCTATCGTTAGGGTCCCCCGCGTCACCTGCCCGGACGAGCAGCTTATCAAGCTGGTTCAGCTCACCCTCGAGGAGCTGTGCGACGAAGTGCTGAGCCGCGAGCGCAGCATGGACCGCAGCTTGGTGATCCTAAGCCGCCTCCTCGAGAACGCGTGGGAGCTATACCGCCGCGAGTGGGACATGGCTGTGGTATCGTAGCCGCCACACAAGACGAGGCCCCTCCAACCGATCGGTTGGAGGGGCCTCCTGCTATGCCGCCTACAGCTCGTCCCAGCCCTCCGGGAGGGGGTCGGACGGCCCCGCCGGGGCAGGAGGGGCGGTCGGCGTTACGCCCGGTGGGGGTCTGCACGGACCCCTCGATGAAAGCAGTCATGACGACGCTCCTATGGTCGAGAGCGTATCCCGGAGCGCTTCATGCTCCGCCCACGCCGTCTCCTGAATACTGTCGATCCGAGCGCCCAGGTCCCGCATATCGCGGTCCTGGCGCTCGGTAATATTGGTGAGCACCTGACCGTGGGAGGCGAGCACCTGGCCGTGCGCGTCCAACGTCGAACGGAAGCCCTCTTGGTTCTGCTCGATACGGCGCACCGCGTCCTTGATGCTGCCCCCATGATTCGGGGTCACCTCGTGGTGTACTTCGGACAGCGAGGCCTCCAGCGCGTCCAGCCGCTGGTCGATCTTCCCCGCGATAGCCTCCAGCGCGGCCGACGTTTCGGCCTGCTCACGCTCCGCGCGAGCCTTGCCGACCTGCTCTCGGACCAGGAGCGCCTCCGCCTTAGCCTTCTCTCGCCCCCACTTCATGCCAGCGAGGACGGACACGGCGGTCACCAGGCCCCCGAAGGCGACCCCGGAGGCACTGATGACGGCCACGACCTCGCCGGGACTCACTGGGGCGAGTCCTCCCCGTCGCGCTCCCCGTAGGTCGGGGCCTCGTAGACCCCACCCGTGTGAGACGCGGCGATCACGAGAGCGATAAGACCCAGCGCCTTGTCCGCCACGTCGAGCCAGTGCGTGGACTGCTCGGGCGTGACGTACCCGTAGGCCATGCCGAGCGCCAGGAGCGCTGCGACGATGCCATAAATGGCCTTGCGGCGGGCAGGGGTGAGAGCCGCCCACCGGGTGCGATCAGTCGTGAGAGCGTGCTTCGGTGCGCTCATGATTACCATCCTCCATTCAGCAGCGCCTGCTGCATTGCTTCGACCGTCGGAGACGGTGCGTCCAGGCATCCGTCGCCTTCCAGTCCGTACCGTGCGGCGAGTGCGTTCGCCGTGTCCGGCCCCATGAGGCCGTCTGCCTCGACACCGAGGGCCGTCTGCATGGCCTCGATGAGGAGGGAGCCTTCCGCGACCTCGGTGGGCACAAACTCCCAGCCGGTCGTGCAGCCGGGCAGGCTGTCGCGGCTGACCGCAGCCTGGGACGACACCACGCCGTCCACGGTCGTGCCCAGGACACCCTGGAGGAGGCGGGTCGTCGCGTCGCCCCAGTAGCCGTCCACGGCGGGCTGGTGGGCCGGGGCGGGGACGATGCTCGCGCCGCGCAGCGCAGCCAGCGTCTGGGGACCGGGGATACCGTCGATCTCCAGGCCGCCGTTAGCCTCCTGGAAGGCCTTAATCGCGTTGTACGTCTGTTCGCCCAGGATGCCGTCCGCGCCGTCCTCCCCGAGGTCGTAGCCGCGAGCCAGGAGCTGCGTCTGGACTTCGCGCACGTAGTCCTCGCCGTACCCGTTGGCGTTGTAGCCGGAACCGTGGCCGTAGGTGGACGCGCCGCCCGTATCCGACCCCGTGTAACGCAGCACGCAGTCCCACGGGTAATCGTAGTAGGCCTTGACGTTGGTCTCGTTGGCCTGGTCGCCCGACTGACCGCCCGCGATCTCGCCGCGCTCGTCAATCGAAGCCTGAGCGAGCAGGCCGCCGCCCAGGTAGACAGCCACGTGGTTGGCATGGTTGAGCAGGATGTCGCCGCGCTCCAGGTCCACGTCCGGGTCGAGCATGTCCCAGCCGCGCGCCGTCAGCTCGCGGGCCATATTGCCCGTGTAGGTGGCGTTGCCCGTGTCGAAACCGCGTGCCTTCAGCACGCCGATCACGAGCGCGGAGCAGTCGGTCTCGCCGCCCACGCGGAGGTCCCACCTGTTCCACTGGTCGTAACCCAGGTCGCCGTACTGGCACCACCACTGCATGTCGTAAGCAAATGCGTCGATATCTGGCATCGTTACTTCTCCTTCTTCGTATCCTTCAGGGCCTGTCGCAGAGCGTACAGGAGATGTTCGTCCGTCACGGCGGCGAGGTTTTCGCCCACCTCGGGCGGGAGCTTCGCCAGCGCCTGCCTACGCGCCTCCAGCGCGTAAGCGTACACGTCGGCAATCGTGCCCTTGCCCTGATCGTCTGCGTTGGTCACGAGGATGTTCCTCCACGAGGCCTCCACCTCGTTTTCCGTCATACCCAGGGTGGCCGCGAGGGCCACCGTCCGCTCCTTCAGAGTCGCGTCCTTGGACGCGGCGATCAGCGCCGTGCTCGATGCAGCCATGATATGTACCTCTCTCATCATGCCTTGATAATGTAGCCCACCGCGTAGAACGGCGGGAGGTTGTTGTGCGGCTTGTTTCCGCCCGCAGCCGCCGCATCCAGGTAGCCGAGCTGGCCCGACCCGGACCCCGCCGCGACAGTCCACTTACCACCCGAGCCAGCGTCCGACCGCCAGATACCCACGCCACCAAACCACGAGCTGTCATAGCCCTGGCCGATCACCTTGTGGTTGTGGAAGGGCATCTCAGCGATGGTCAGGGTGTGGGTCTCCTCGCCGCCCGTCTGCGCTCGCGGGTGGGTGGCCGACGTGCCCATGAGGAAACGGCCACGCAGGTCCGGGACGGCGAAGTCCGCGCCCGTCCCTGTCGCGCCGAGGACCGCCGCGAGCGCCGGATACTGCGCCTTCCTGTAGGCCGTCCCGTCGCACAGGAGCCACCCGGCGGGAGCCTTCGCGCCCGCGTAGGCCACGACCGTCCCCACCGGGGCAGACGATCCGCCGTCGCCCGTCTGCGTCTCCCGCACCGTCCCCAGCAGGTAGAGACGGCGGTTGACGCTGACCGTCCAGACGCGGCGGCCCGTCTTCAGGTCGCCCGCGAAGTTGATCGGGTCGGCTGCGAGCGGGGTCGCGTCGCCGTCGAGCTGCACGCGCAGCGGGTCGGTACCGACCACGACCGCCCACCGGAAGACGGGCGCGAGGTCGAGGCGCGAGCGAAGGCCCGCCACCACGTTCATGAGGTAGTCGAGGGTGGTCATAGGTCGGTCACCTCCAGGAGCTTGGTCTTGACGAGCGCGGTGGGGTCCAGGCTGTACTCGATCTCCTTCACCACGCCCTGCGTCGTGTGCCCCTGGCTGGAGAAGCCCGCCACCTGGTTGGGCTGGAGGGGCACCGGCATGTGCTGGATTGTGATCGACGCGGACGGCGTGGACACGTCGATGAGGCGGCGGCGCGCCTGCGAGTCAATCGACTCTTGATTAGCGGCCTCCACGCCCGTCTGGGTCTCGACAATCCACCGTCCGCGCGCCTGGAATGAGTAGGCGCTGGCGGGGTCCTCGTTGGTCGCCACGCCCACCAGAGCCGCCTTATCCTGGCTACCCTCGGACACCAGGACCACCTTGTTGGGGACGCTGGCCGCGTCTAGCTCGCGCTCCCACTCGGGGAGGTGGATAGCCCTCGCGCCCTCCCGGAAGTCATAGGCCACGCCGCGCGCCGCCGGACGCACGTAGGGGTCCAGGTGGACCTGCCCCTCACCGTCCGGGTGCGCCGACCAGTAGCCCGCCGCCGAGAGTAGCTCGTTGGCTATGGTCAGCTTGGACTTGCCCGGATCGTACACGATGTCGGACGACGCGGTGGCCGTCGAGGGGGTGATGGACAGGCGCTCCAGGCCGGTGTCGCGCAGCAGCCCCGCCGCCACGTCGATCAGGTTGGACCCGGCCTTCACCACGTAGGTGCGGTCCACGCAATCAGCGTCCGGGAGGGCCAGCGGGGACGACAGGTCAACGTCCCACGTAGACCCGGCCTCACCGTAGGAGCGGGTGGGCGCAGACAGGAGGAACACGCCCAGGCCCCAGGTCTGGCCGGACGTGGCGTAGTCGACGCGGACGCGCTGAGTCATCCAGTCGATAGGCCCGCACGCCTCCGTGAGGTGCAGGCTCCCGGACGCGCGCAGGCGCGTGGAGTTGCTAAGCGTTATGTTCCCGCCAGTCACGCCGTCCAGACGACGGATTACACGGTCCTTGGAGTCCAGGAGAGTGACCGTGTAATCCGCCTGCCTATGGGTGTCGAGACCGCTCACTCGTCGGTCTCCTTCACCGTCCGCGCGAGCACGTCACGAGACAGCTCGATCAGGCCGCGCCGGGTGATCTGGGACCCCCGGCCCTCCAGGAACCACAGGGCGCGAGAGTCCTCGTCCGCCTCCGTGGTCAGGACCTCGCAGGAGACGGTCCACGCGCCAACCAGCGCACCCTCCGGATACTTCTCCCTGATCAGCTCCGCGATCGCGTTTTCCACGTGGTCAAGCCGGTTACTCATGGTCCACCTCCTCGACCTCCAGCTTAACACTCCACTTGCCCGACAGCGCCCGGTCAGCGTTGAAGTCTTTGACCGAACAGTAAACGCGGCGGCCCATCGGGTCGCGGTACAGGAACGGCCCCGCCATGTAGGACAGCTCCTCCAGGCGCTGGATCATCCAGAAGTCCTCGTCAAACAGGGTCGCGGACAGGCTCAGGGTCTTCTGGCGGTGTCGTCCGGCCATCTCCACGGCGCGCTCGCGGCCCGCGAAACGGTACAGCTTGCGGTTGGCGAGGCCCGTCTTGCACGAGTGCAGGGGGTCCCACCGCAGGGGCACGGTGAAGCCGAAGTTCTGGCCCCCGCCAATCCACATGGCCCACGACTCCAGGACCATCTCCTCCGTCGTGACCGCCGACGACGGCAACGTCGACGTGGCGGTCACGCGGTATGCCGCCGCCCCATGACTGACCGACTGGTAGTCGAGGAGCTGGCCGGACACGGGCAGGTCCTCGGTGATCGTCGTCCAAGACCTACCGCCGTCGTCGCTGCGCTCCACCCTGTTGCGCACAGCGGCGGGCTTACCCGCCTCCGGGGCAGGGTTCACCACGCGGACACGCACGCACCCCGCCAGGTCGTCCCACTCCGGATACACGCGCGGGGCCGGAGGCTTCTCATAGGCCACGGCAAACGTCTGGTTGACGATGCGGGACTGCACGCCGTGCGCGTTCGTCGCAACCACAACCACGCGGTAAGTGCGACCGTTCTCCAGGTAGGTGTTCAGGCGGACGCGGGTCAGCGGCCCGCGCACCTCCTGCGTCTCCACCAGGTTGTTTCCGCCCAGGTACAGCTCCACGCGGGCGCTCGACTGCGCCGGGCCACCCTGCGACGAGTACGACCACGCCACCTCCACGAACGAGGTCTTGACCGTCTGGGAGGGGGACTGAATCGACACGACGGGACGCGGCTCCACGTAGAACGTCGCCCGGCGCGAGATCGGAGACGCATCCGCGTGCAGGCCCCAGGTCTTCACCCAATACTCGTAGGTGCCAACCTGAAGGACTCCCACCGTCGCCTGCTGCGCGGTGTCGCGGCGGTCGAACGTCGGCCCCGGCGCGCCCGTCGCCTTCTTCTGATACTGAAGGCTGTAACGGGTCTGCGGGCTGGAGTCGGTCGGATTATGCCGCCAGGTCAGAATCACGGGGTCGTCGGACGGGAAGTACACGCCGTCCGAAGTCGGCTCGGGAGCGTTCGGGCGCGCCAGGAGCTGCACCACGTTGGACGGGGCCGACTTCGGAGACTCCACGGTGCCGCCGACGCAGACGACGCGGTACTGGTGGGTCACGTCGAGGCGCGGGTTGCGGTGCAGCAGGAAAGCCTCGTGGGTCTTGATCGAGGCCTTCGCAATCAACGTGTTACCGTCGTAAACATCCCACCTGGTCGGAGTATAGGGGGCCTTGTTCTCCCACGTGATCAGAATGTCGCCGTCCGCGTTCTTCTCCGCCCGGACGTTGACCGGCGCGGGCGGAGTCGTGAATACCGGCTCCGCCTCCACGTAGGCCGAGCCACCCGCGCTGTTCTCCGACTTCACGCGGTACGTGTACTTATGCCCGGCGGTCACATTGAAGGTCGCCAGGGAGACCGCATTTTTGACCGGAGCGACAACTTCCCAGTCCGCGGACTCATCCACCCGCCGCTCGACCACGTAGTTGTCGATGGGGTTGGACTCGCCCTGGGGTGGGGCGATCCAGTCCACCGTGATCTGGGAGTCGTTCACGCGGGTGGCGTGGGCGACCGTCGGAGCGTTCGGAACATTGACCGGACGGGCAGGCAGCGTCAGGTAGTTTTCTACCACCGGGTTGCCGCCGTTCCAGATCGGCCCGAGGCTCGCGCCGATGCCAATCGTGGTCTCCTGCCCGTACTTCAGGGGCACGTTGAAGGACCACTGGCTTAGCTGCTTGTAGACCGTCTGGCCGTAGCCCGAGTGGAACGAGAAGCTCTCGGAGCCTTCGCCCGAGTAGCCCCACCAGCGCCACCTGTTAGTCCAGTTGTGGCCGTACCCGTCCGAACAGGCGGTCACGGTCGCCGTGACCGTGACCGACCCGCTGGCGGGGTCGCCGGACCAGTCCAAGGCAATGCCAATGAACATGTAGCCGCTAGAAGCGGACCATACGGTAGCCATACGCTAACCGTCCCTTCCTGTTAGAAGCCTGCGCCGAGGAGATCACGGGCGCGCGTGCGAGAAGCCGGAGCCAACGCGTCATTCACAGCGCCCCTGGCCGCCACCCGCATGCGTGCCATCAGCTGGCCGTCCTCGTCCACGACCACCAGCGTATCCGGCCCGCCCGCCTGCGAGGCGCGGTTCTGAAGCGCGTCCCACTGACCGGACGTAAAGACCGGCTCCGGCTTACCCGTCTTATTCAAGACGGTGGTCAGGCCCGGCTGGAGATAGCCCCCATTGTCGAACTTGTACGTGCCCGCCGTGGGGGACCCCCAGATGCCGGTCTCGCGCACGAAAGCGCCGGGCTTAGGTGCCTCCACCATCATGCCGTTACCAGACGAAATGGCGACGTGCCAGGCCGGGTTTCCCCAGTACAGGAGCGTGCCGGGGACGTTGACGTTGCCCGCGCTGGAGCCAGCCTGGTAGCCCGCCGCCGTCAGACGCGGAATCGAGCTACCCATCTGGTGAGCGGCCCAATAGACCAGGCCGGAGCAGTCCAGCCCCGGCGGGATAGACGAGCCGCCCCACACGTAGGGCACGCCGATAGCCTTCCTGGCGGCGTTGACGATGCCGACCGCGCCCATCGTCTCCGTCTTACCCTTCAGCCAATTGGCGAAACCGTCAATCCAGATGCCGGGAACGGCGCGCATCGAGTCCGAGATCATGCCCGAGCCAGGCAGGTTAGCCATGAGGGCGTTCACGGGTGCCTTGATGAAGTTCGCCACCGCGCCGATGGGGTCGGCAATGATCTTGCCCATCGTGTCGGCTGCGTCCTTGATCCAGTCCCAGCCGCCCTTCACGGCACCCCAGATACCGCCGTTCGCGTAGGCCGCGAACTTCACTCCCGTGTCGCCGCCGGGGATGTAGGAGGAGTGGGCGCGGGCCGCCGCGTTCATACGCGCCACAGCCTCGGGACCACCCACCGCGCGCACCCACTCAGGGCGCATGATGGCCTCGCCACCGGACAGGGCGAGCGCGCCGCCACCATCCGGAGAGAAGAAGTGGAACACGTCGCGGCCAGGCGTGTAGCCAGGCAGGACACCACCCGAGGCGTACTCGGCGATAGGCGAGACCGCCGGAAGACGGAAGGACAGGCCCAGCTTCTCGGCCATCGAATCCGCCGTCTTCTTGATACCCGAGGTGTACACGGTGTTGATAATGAAGTTGATGGGCTTGGCGACCACGGACTTAACCGAGGACCAGATGTTCGCCACGCTGTCCTTCATCGACTGGAAGGCCGACTGGATGCCGCCCGTCACCGTCGAGATGATCGACTGGAGCGTGCCACTCATCCACGTGGCCACGTTGTTGATCGAGGTCTTGATGCCGTCCCAGATCGACGTGATGGCCGTCCAGAGTGCCTGCGCGCCCGCCTTGATGTTCTCCCACACGGTCGAGATCACGGGCAGCACGTAGGACTGGAACCAGCCCGTCACCGTCTGCACCGTCGTCTGGATGCCCGTCCACACGGCCTGGATGCCGTTCCACAGAAGCTCCGCCCCGGCCTTGATGCCGTCCCACACGGCGGTAATCACCGGGAGGACGTAGGACTGGAACAGATCAGCGGCGACCTGCACGCACGTCTGGATGTAGCCCCAATAGGCCTGGATGCCGTCCCACAGGAGGCCCGCCCCGGCCTTGATGCCGTCCCACACGGCGACGATCACCGGCAGGACATAGGCCGTGAAGAAGTCCGCCACGGTCTGCACCGCCGTCTGGATGCCTCCCCATGCCGCCTGCATGTACTCCCACAGCGTGGCGACACCCGTCTTGATGCCTTCCCACGCGGTCTGGATATAGGGCCACACGTAGGTCACGATGAAGTCCGCGATCCCCTGGAGGACGGCCTTCCACGCCTCGATGTACAGGGCGATAGCTGTCACGACCACCCACACGGCGATCTTGATGCCCTCCCACACCGACTCAAATACTGGCAGGAGGTAAGTCTTGAACCAGTCGATGACCGAGCCGACGGCGGACTTGATGCCCGCCCACATGCCGTCAATGAAGTTCCTGAACGTCTCGCTCTTGTTGTAGGCGACGACGAAGGCCGCGACCAGCGCGCCAATAGCGACCACAATCAGACCGATCGGGTTCGCGTCCATAGCCGCGTTGAGGAGCCACTGGGCGGCGGTGTATGCGCCCGTGGCGACCTTGCCAGCCACCATAGCGCCCTTCTGGGCCACCCAGGCGGCGGTCGTGCGGCCCACCTGCACGCCCTGCTGAACGATGCTACGCAGGAAGTCGCCCGCGTACATGGCCTTCAGGGCCACGGTCTCCGCGAGGTCACCGGCCTTGGCGACCTTCGCCGCCGTCCACGCCGACACCTGACCCCACACCTGGGTCGTCAGGGCAACAAGGCTCATGGTGCCCGTGACCGCCTTCCAGGCGATAAAACCACCCACGACGGCCTCGAGGATCACCTTGTTCTGCACGAGCGCGCCGAAGAAGCTACCGAGCACGCCCCAGAACGGGGAGGAGACGACCGCGCCCAGGAAGTTCGCCACGCCGGGGATCACCGTCGTGGACAGGAAGCCCCAGATGTCCATCACGTGGTCGCGCACCGATAGAATAAAGTCGATAAGGCCCGAGTCCTCCTCGACCCCGAAGAAGTTGCCATCGAAGTTGCCGTTGACCGCGAGGTCAAAGAAGGACTGCACGCCAGGGACGAGGGTACCCACCACCCAGTCGTACAGGTTGAGGCCGGTGTCTTTGATCGTGGTCAGGGCAGTGATCACCGTCGAGTCCGACGCGAGGCCGAACAGGTTCCCGTCGTAGGAGCCGGTGGTTACCAGCGTCCAGATCGACTCCAGCGCCGGGAACAGGCTCCCGTTAATCCAGCCGAAGGCAGCGGACGCGCCCTCAGCCACCACACCCATGAAGTCCGTCAGGGCGGGCTTGATACGGTCCACAATGTCCATGCCGCCCGTGACGAGGGCGGCCTGAAGGTTGCCCCACGCGCCCTCAATCGTGCTGGTAGAAGTTGCGGCCTCGCGGGCAACGTCGGTGAAACCAAGGTCCAGAATCGCCTGGTTGAATTCCTGGGCGGTGATCTCGCCCTTCGCCATCGCGTCACGGAAATTCCCCGTGTACGCGCCGTTCTTCTCCAGGGCCTCCTGGAGCTTGCCAGACGCGCCCGGAATCGCGTCGGCCAACTGGTTCCAGTTCTCAGTGGTCAGTTTTCCCTGTCCAGCCGTCTGGGTCAGGACCATGCCCACCGACTTGAAGGTGTCGGCATTGCCGCCCGCGACCGCGTTCAGGTTACCCGCCGCCTCGGCCAGCTGGTCATAGCCCTCGACACCATTCGCGGCCAACTGGGCCGTGATGTTCTGGATGTCCGCCAGCTCGTAGACCGTGTCGTCCGCGTACTTCTTCGTACTAGCGGTCAGCTTCTCGATCTCATCCGACGCGACACCAGCGAAGGACAGCGTGTTCTTGAACTTGTCGGTCGCGTCGCTGGCCGCCAGCGCCTCCCTGGCGACATCCGCGAAACCCACCACCGCGCCAATAGCGCCCATAGCGCCGAGGGCGAGCGCACCGGCCTTGGCCGCGCTCTTGAAAGCGCCGCCAAGGCCGGTCTCGATCTTCCTCTCTGCGGGCTTGGTGTCGACGTCGCCCAGCTCCTTGCGGACGGAATCGTTCAGGCCCTTCAGGGACGGCGCGATCTGAATCCACGCCGTACCCAGGCTAAAGCCGTTTTCCGCCACAATCCGCTCCTAACTGTGCGCCGTGATCCAACGTCGCGCTCTCTCATCCCGCCTCTGGGCCTCTGCCTCCGCCCGCTCGAACCAGCCAGGCTCAGGCGGGGCAACAGGCTTGGGCACGTCGCCCTTCTTGCCACCCAGGGACGTAATGATTATACCCTCCAGACGGTGGTTAGCGGCGAAGGTCGCCGCCACCTCGTCCGTCCAGGCCGCCGCCCCGCCCATGCGTTTACGGAGCAGCGACCCAGAGGGCAGGTTGTCGATCAGCACCTTGACACGACGCAGCGACAGGCCGCCGGTGAAAACCTCCGTCAGGTCAAGGTTGTATGTCATCTGGAAGTCGGCCTCCAGCACCTCCCAGTGGTCCTCCAGGAAGGTGGCGAGGCCGATCAGTTTCCCTGTCGGAGGGACTGGAAGACCGACTGGACAAACTCGACCACCTTGGAGTATCGGAGCTTGCCCGTCTCCTCGCGGAGGGCGGTCAGCGCGGCCTCGCGCTCGCCCTCATCCGGGATAAGCAGCTCCAGCATGGGGCGGTAGTCGCCCTGCTCCATTGCCACCATTGCGTCGAAGTCGTCCACGTCGGTGGGATCAACGTCAAGGGCAATGCCCATGACCTCGACGTGGACGGGCTGGGGCGCGCCGGTGTCGCGCTTGGCCTGGGCCTCGCGGCGCGCCAGCTCGGCGGCGGAAGGCTGCTTCTTGGCGGCGGGCTTACGGGCAGTGGTGCTGGTCTTGGTAGCCATGATCTGTTCTCCTAAAAATTGGCTATTGGTTAAATTGGTCTGTTCTCCAAGGGGGTGTGATGCCCACCCGCGCGTCGG